GAACGTCGTGGTTTTGATGGTAATTATTGGATATGGGAATATCCTGAATATGGTACAAACAAAAGTTACGCGGTTGTAGCTGACGTTGCACGCGGTGATGGTGCCGATTATTCAGCGTTCCATGTTATTGAAATTAATTCAATGACTCAAGTTGCTGAATATAAAGGTAAAATAGGAACAACAGAGTACGGTAATATGCTGTTATCAGTTGCTACAGAATATAATAATGCTTTATTAGTAATTGAAAATGCAAATATTGGATGGGCAGTACTACAAGTAATTATAGATCGTAATTATGATAACTTATATTATTCATATCGTTCAGATGCATATGTTGATGAAAATGTACATTTGGCTAAGGGATATGATCTTAAAAGTAAATCAGATAAAGTTCCTGGATTCTCAATGAATTCCAAAACGCGTCCATTGGTTATATCAAAGTTAGAAACATATTTTCGTGAAAAAACTCCTATAGTACGTAGTAAACGCTTAATAGATGAGTTATTAGTATTTATATGGACAGGACAACGCGCTGAAGCACAGCGTGGATATAATGATGACTTGGTAATGTCATTTGGAACTGCCTTATGGGTACGTGATACTGCACTTCGTTTACAACAACAAGGTATGGATTTATCTCGTAAGACCTTAGGACACTTTGGAAAGAGTAGTCCGGGTGTATATAGTACAGGTAATGTGGATAATGGCTCCTGGCAATGGGGCGTTAATGGACAAAACGAGAGCCTTACCTGGTTAATCTAATATTTATTAATAAATAGAACTTATGGCAGATACTTCACTACAAGCTAGATTAAAACGGCTTTTTTCGACAAATGTTATTGTTCGTCGTGTAGCAAAAAATAGATTAAAAGTTATAGATACAAACCATTTATTATCAAATGGTGCACTTTCTAGTAATAACTACATTGATCGTTTTGCAGGCCTACATAGAGGTCAATCCGGACATATTGCAAATCAAACTTATAACTTTCATCAGTCAAAAACAGAATTGTTTTCTGATTATGAAGCAATGGATTTAGATCCAATTATTGCATCAGCATTAGATATATATGCAGATGAAAGTACAGTTAAAGACGCAGAAGGCGATACATTAACAATCTCAGCACCAAATGATGAAGTACGTAAAGTATTACATAATTTATTTTATGATATACTTAATATAGATTACAATTTGTGGCCATGGATTCGCAATGCCTGTAAGTATGGTGATTTCTATTTGTATTTAGATATTGAAGATGAGTTAGGAATTATCAATGTAGTTCCAATGTCAACATATGAAATGGTACGTGAAGAAGGATATGATCCTTAAAATCCATATGCATATCGTTTTGTAATACAAGGCTCGCATACGACAACTAGTCACTTTGGTGGAAGTCAAGGAAACCCTAGAAACCAATTTGAAAATTATCAAATTGCACATTTCCGATTATTATCAGATACAAATTTCTTACCATATGGTAAGTCAATGATTGAACCAGCACGTAAAATATTTAAGCAATTAACATTAATGGAAGATGCCATGTTAATTCATCGTATTATGCGCGCGCCAGAACGTCGTATCTTTAAAATTGATGTTGGTAATTTGCCACCGCATGAAGTTGATGGCTATATGCAACAAATCATCAATAAGATGAAAAAGACTCCATATATGGACGAGGCTACTGGCCAATATAATTTAAAGTTTAATATTCAAAACATGATGGAAGATTTTTATCTTCCAGTACGTGGAGGAGAATCTGGCACATCAATTGATCCATTACCAGGATTAAGCAGTGACGGACAAATTGAAGATATTGAGTATTTGCGTAATAAAATGCATGCCGCTCTTAAAATACCAAAAGCATTTTTAGGATATGATGAAGGTGTAGAAGGTAAAGCGACATTGGCAGCCGAGGACGTGCGCTTTGCTAGAACAATTGAACGTATACAAAGAATTTTTATTTCTGAGTTAACAAAGATTGCTATAGTACATTTGTATGCCCAAGGCTTCCGTAATGATGAACTAGTTAATTTTCAGTTATCATTGACAAATCCATCATTGATATATGAAAAGCAAAAAATTGAATCATATGATGCAAAAGTTGGTTTAGCCGGTAATATGAAAGAGTTAAATATGTTTTCAGAAAAATATATCTATGAAAATGTATTTGGTTTAAGTCATGAGGAATGGTTAAATGAACGTGATTTAGTTATTGAAGATTTAAAAGAAACTTTCCGTAGAGAACAAATTAAATCAGAAGGTAATGATCCAAAGAAAACAAATATGAGTTTTGGAACGCCGCATGATATAGCTAGTATGCATGTTGCCAATAAAGGTGGATTATTGCCTGGAATGGAACAAGAACATGTAGCTGGACCTGGCCGGCCAAAAGAAACTGGTACATGGGGTAAACATAGTAGTCCATACGGCCGTGATCCATTGGCAATAAAAGATTTAGGAAATGCATTCAGTACTGATAAGTCACCATTACAACATAATTACAAAGGTGGCTCACCGTTAAGTACAGAAAGTGTTAACAATAAGTTATTGATACAAACTATGGCTAGCAAGATGAAAACAAAATCAGTAATCAAACAATCATTGATTAACGAAGAAAAAACATCAGATGCTGGTACAATGTTAGATGAAAATAATTTATTGGATATAGAATAACATGGCATTTTCATTATACAGAATATTTATTAAAAAGGTACGTACAAACAGGAATATACATGAGTAAGATTAAACATGCAAAAGTAAAAAATACCGGTTTAATTTTTGAGTTACTCGTACGTCAGGTCGCTTCGGACACGATGAATAATCGCAATTCAAAAGCGCTTGGCATTATAAAACGAAATTTTTCAAAAAATTCAGAGTTATCAAAAGAATTGAAATTATATAGATCACTCCATGAAGAAAAATTTGACTCTCAAAAAAAAGCGGAAATGTTTTTAGAAGCAGTACTGCGTACTAAACATGCAATAAATGAATCTGCTATTAAGCGTGAAAAATACAATTTAATAAAAGACATTCGTAATCATTTTAACATTGATGAATTTTTTACATCGCGTGTTAATAATTACAAGCTACATGCTTCTATCTATAAATTATTTGAATTTACTGAAGCGGATGATCCTAAGGAATATGTAGATAATCGTTTCTCCATGATGGAACATATATGTACCAAGTCAACAGTTAGCGCAACAACACCAACGTTAGCAACTGAAAATAAAGACGTACGTATTTTAGCGTCAAAATTAATTGTTGATAAATTCAATGAAAAGTATGCTACTTTAAATGAATCACAAAAGCGATTACTTCGTGAGTATATTAATAATGTAACTAATTCAGCAACTTTAAAGCAGTTTATCATTACAGAAGCAGCTACATTACAACAAAGTCTTAATAAGATTAAAACTACAGTACCTAGCAAGGTAATACGTATTAAATTAAATGAAGTTGCAAATTTATTAACTACTATGAGTCATCGTAAAAGTATTAACGATAAAGACATTTTAACAATGCTTCGCTATTATGAACTAGTAGATGAATTACAAAAAGTAAAAGGAAAGTAATGGGCTTTTATTATCCAGATTATGAGTCATCTGAAAAAACTCAATTTACAAGACTAGGTCATCCTGGTAAGTATCTTACTGCATATGCATATACTGGAAATCAAGTAGATTTTACTGGTTCTAATTATGGCTACGGAGCTATATTAATTAATACAGTAGGTGGAGCAACAGCTAGCTTATCAGAAGGTGGCCAGATACCATTAGGGCATTTAACTACTGGTACTATTTATGATTTATCAATATCAAAAATTTCAGGCGGAACTAATAGTGTTATTTATGTATTCAAAAAACAAACGGGACACTAATATGAGTTTTCTTAAAGATTTAGAACGTAAGTTTCGTCAATTACATGAAGGAGTTGATCGAGTTTCTGATAAAGAAGCTGATACAGACTTTGATAATTTAGATGATAAAGATTTAGATAATGATGGTGATACTGATGCATCCGATCGTTATTTGAAAAAACGTTTAGGTAAAGTTGCGCAAATGGACGAAGAGGAAGAATTAGATGAAATGTCTACTACTGCTAGCGTTCCTGGTTTTGAATCACCATACGCCTTTGGTCAAGCTGATGATGATACCATTGAAGCAATGGGCATGAAGCGTGTTAAAAAGACTAATAAAGTATTTAAGCCAATGGAAAGTAAATCATCGTATAAAAATATGATGGCTGAAATGTATGGCATTGAATCAATTAATGAAGCGTCAAATCCTGCATTAGATAAAATGGTTGATCGATTTGTTAAAGGGTTATCAACTAAATACGGATATAGAACTTCTGATGCAACAATGGCTATATTTGAATCTTTAAAGCGTTTAGGATATATTCATACGAGTGTAGATTATAAAGCTCCAGCTGGATTTAGTATTGAAGAAGCGGTATCATATCGTGAATACAAAAAAGATGAATCTGCTACACCATCACAAAAAGTAAACAAAAGTATAATGGAAGTTAATAAAATGTTAGCTGAAATTGAACGAGTAGTAGCACAAAACTTAAAATTAAAAAATGAATCTGGTGTTAATTCAGGACAATTCTGGAAATCAACTGGAGCTCGTTTTTCTAAAATAAATGAACGTATAGTTCGTATTTCGAATAGATTAAAGGAATTATCAAAATGAGTAATTTTATAGATTGGCGTGATTACACAAACCAGCCACATATTAAAAGATTAATTGAATCAAAAGGTGTAGAAGCAGCACGTGTTCAATTTATAAAAGATAGTAATAAAGCCATGTGGGATGATCCGTTTATTATCAATGAATCATATGAATCGCCAGGTACGTCGTTAGCTAACAATGCATCTGCAGCCGCTGGTAGTAATCCATTTTTATATGGTAACACAGCAGAAACACAAAGCGTTGCATGGGTAACTACTATTACAAATGGTATTACCGGATCTGGTGCTGGATTACATGAGTATTATTTTGATGTTACCGCATATAATGGAACTGTTGATTATTCATTTGGACATACTGATAGTTATAAAACTTTTAGATTTCTAGTAGTATCAGGCTCTGGCGGATATACGTATAGTAATACTACAGGATTAGCAGGTTTAGTAACTGCATCTTATACACGTACTGAAACGGCTAATATTACTGGTAGCTTATTATACCGATTTAAAGATGCAATTACTAATCAAGGAGCAACGGCCGTTGTTGCCGGATTCACTAATACGATTGCTCCCGGTACATTATTTACAGCTACATTAGCGGCAGGTAGTGGATCATTGAGTATTGCTCATGTTAATGAAGGGGGAGTTCCTGATTTAACTACTACATTTACTAGTACTACAGCATCTGTATCTATAACTACTCGTGGTACTGATAAATTATATGATGGTAATGATTTAACAAATCCTAATAATATTATTGTTGATGGTGCATTATCTACATATATATCATTAATTCGTAAAGGATAATATGAATAAACAGCTTTTAGTTGATTATACTATTTTTGAAGTATCGCCACAACAAATAAATGAATCCTTAGCCGAAAATAACGGCCGTTTAATTGTTAATGGTGTTCTTCAAAGAGCTGGTGCAAAGAATCAAAATGGACGTATATATCCAATGCCTATATTACAGCGCGAAGCAAAAAATTATAGTCAAACATTTATTGCCGAGCGTAGAGCATTGGGAGAATTAGATCATCCAGATTCATCAGTTGTCAATTTGAATAATGTATCTCATAATGTATTATCCATGGGATGGCAAGGAAATGATTTAGTTGGTAAGGTAGAAATACTTCCAACACCATCCGGTAATATTTTAAAAGCATTATTCCAATCTGGAATTCGTTTAGGTATATCATCTCGTGGTATGGGATCC